ATTATTTTATCGGTATCTCCTAGATCATACGCTTCTTTATAGTCTCGCTTAGCTACAGCTAAATCTGTTTCATATTTTTCTTTAAGTGTTTTGAGATAATCTTCTTCTCCATAACTTAAAGTTTGTTTTAATCGTTTATTTTCATCGATAATTCGTTGCGCTATTGCGACAGCTTCTTGTCTTTCACGGTCAGCTGCTTCTTTAGCTCTACGTTCATCGTGCCAAACTTTCTTCATTTGAGCTAGTCGGGCTTTAACTTTGGCAGAATAGTCGTCCAAATTATCATTTTCTAATTCGTCTACTATATCTTTGGGTAGTGGGTCTCGGTTTCGATCTTGTGGAGGAGTGTCATCTTCCTCTTCAATTTCAAACTCAGGTTCTGCTTCAGCTTTTTTAGATTCCTCTTGTTTAGCTTGTGCAGCTTCTTCATAATCTTCTTTATCCTGAGGCGCTAAATCTACTTCCATAGACTCATTGTCTTTTAGTTCGTCAGGTATTTCATTTACAATTTTTACCATGCTTTACTCCTTATGCGCGTTCGTAGCCACGTGGATCATCGACCACTGCTTCTACGGTATCGTCGTTAATAATGCGAAACTCTCTTCCGTGTATCTTGATTCGAGTTCCAGAATATGCTCTAGTGATTACGAAGTCTCCTTCTTTACACCAAGGCCCTGTAGGAAATCTGTCTTTATCTGCATAAGCCATATCTCCTAATTTCATAACAAATAAAACTACAGTTGAATGTTCTTCAATATTTCTTGTTTTGTCTGCTTTGATAATTCCACTTTCAAATTTATCATCAACTTGAGGTACTGCACATAGAATGCGGTATCCTTTAATCTCTGGTAATTGAGTGGGTTTTTGTTCTTGTTTAGGTTCTTCAGTGGCGACTGCTTTGCCTTTGAAGTCAACAATAGTTTTATTTGGCGTAATGATTTCACTCATCATTGTCCTCCATATGTTTTGCAAGGTCTGCGATGTGTCGTTGTGCAATCATAAGACCCCGAACTATGCCTGCACTGTGTTGGTAATGAGCAAAGTCTGTTGCTACTCCATCACCTAAATTTTCTAAAATATTTCTGCGTTCCTCTTCTAGCTTTTCAGCTAAAAGTTTTAACGTGCTTTCTAACATATGTTAGTCCTTTCTTTGTTTACTAATTGTTGTTTTTGCTAGATCTGTTTCTAGTTTCTTTTCTTGCATTACTGCCTCTATGCCTAATCGAGCACCTTGGCGTAATTCTTCTGCATCAAGTTTTTGTTTTTCCATCGCTGCTCTTGCACCTAACTCAGCACCAGCAATTTTTTCTTGTGACTCAATGCGCATTCTGTCCACTTCAATTCGAGCTTTGTCCAACTCAATGTCTGCCATTGTTTTCTGAGCTTTAGTTTGAATCTCCATTTCTTTAAGTTGTAATTCTTTTTGCTGCATTTGAATTAACGGATCTTGAGCTTGTTGTTCAGCTTGTTGCTGTTGAGCTTCTGCCATATCTTTCTGTAGAAGTTTTTTAGCTGCTTCAGAAGCGAGTCGAGAAATCTCTACTTCATATTCTTCAGGTATTGGGTTCTCTTCATTTACATTAGGTAATGGAACTCCAAGTTGTTCCTCCATTTGTTTCTTATATTCAAATGCTAAGTGTTCTGCAATATGAGCTTCCATCGCCGATAACATTGCTCCTGCTTGAGGATTTTGTCCAACCATCTCTCTAATTTTAGGATCATCTCTAAACGACATATGTGTTATTAAATGCGCCTCATGGTCTTGGTATATAAATGCTTGTACAGGTTTTTGATTTAATATATTCATATTCTCTGTAACAGGATCTGCAGGGGCTACATTGTTTTTATCTGGAAGTAATGTATCTATATTCTTAACTCCTAATACTTCTAACATCTGTCTATTAAGAGCTACCATGTCATATAAATCAGGGTTTTGTTGTGCTAATTGCATTACTGCTTGATACTGAACAACCTTCTGTGACATTGTTGCAGCATTAGGATCAGATACAGGTATAACTTCAACCATATCATAATCTTCTTTTTTCACAGCTGCATCACCATCGACAGGTGTATAAGAATAGTCGGGTGAAGTATAGTCTCTAATAATTCCTTTTAAGAGTTTAAACTCTTGTTTCATGGCATAATGAATACGTGCTTGAACTGCACTCATTACTTTTAGAGTTCTTTCTAATATTGCTAGTGTAGTTCCAACTGGGGCATTAGCAGACATATCAGATACTTTTAAATCCGCTGCTGAAGCAAATCTCCTTCCTTCATCGATAATTTGGTTCATCAACAGATTTAAAACTTGGCTAGGCTCTTTGTAAGGTAGCGCCATAATATTGTCACGGATTGTACCGCTTGGTACATCTACATCACGAAACTCAGCTGGAGCAATAGGAGTTTCATCTCCTTTAATTCTAAGACCTCGAGATTTGAAACCACCAGGTAGATTAGATAATGTTCCTGCATCTACAAGCTGACGTAATAACATCGTGCCTGATTTAGCAAAGGCTCCAATTAAATGGATTAAACCGAAATGATAAAAACCAAAACCTGGTACATATCCATAATGAACAAAGTGTTGACGTTTCTGTTTAGTATCATCTTCAGGATCCCAATTACGTCTTATTGCTAAGATAGTTTGAGTTGAGCGTTCAATAGTTACAACATAAGGTAAAGCAATACCTGTTGGTTTGCCATCTTCTTCATCTTCATAACCTTCTAGATCAAGGTCAACATGCATTTCTAAAACTTTAAATCTATTATCTGTTGTTGCGTTGAATCCCATCTTCTCTGCAATCTTCTTCTCAACTTCTTCTAAGTCATGAGAAGGTTCACCTAAATCTTCATCTCGATAGAATCCTGCTACTTGTAACTTTCTTAATTCATTTTTTGTTTTACGCATAACATGAGTTACACGCTCTGCTGTTTCTAAAGATGATGCTCCGTAAGGAACAACTAAATCTTCAGCGGGGATATACATAGAAACCTGACGGTCTAATGAAGGATCAAAATAAACTTTTTTAAATGCATTACCTGCTAAACCTAAACCCCATAACATTCTTTCATGTTCAGGTCTGTACTCAGTCATTTTCTGAGTTAGTTGATAGTTCATATCTTCTTGAACTCGTTTAGCTGCGTCATCTTTTTCTTGAGTCAGTGCACCAATAATCTGAGTCTTAACTGGTCCTGCTGCAGGAAAAGTTTCAGTCATTGTTTCTGCTTGGAATTTAACTAGGGTCTCTGTAAGGATTGGGTGAAAGACATTACATGCACCTTCCCATGGTTCACTTCTATCTTCTATCTTAAGACCTAATAATTCTAACCCATCTACATAAGTATCTAACCAATCACGTCGGGCTGATAAATCACCTTCATATTCTTCGATTAAGTCTGAAGCTAAATTTTGAAGTAGGTTATCATCCATTTCCTCAGCTAAGTTGTCATTGAATCCGTCATCCATTTCGTCAGGATCAATCTCAATTTCAAGACCACCCATTTTAATGCTAACTTCTTCCGGGTCTTCTATTTCAATTTCAAGATCAGGTTCACCGAGCATAGATGCTAAATCTTTTTCAGTTAAGCCTTGAGGTGCTTGTGATAATCCTTTATCTATGTCATTTGCTGCCATAATTATTTCCTAAAAAGTTTTCTAATTTGTATTTCTACCAAATTTATTAGTATTAAAAGCACTAAATTTGTAGCCCTTACAATTTTCCATAAGAATCTTACTACTTTTACGATATCTAGATACCAATTAAACAGCATATAACCTCTTATGTCCTGAGCTTCTAAATCCAGGTATTTCATCTTCTTCATCACTAGGCAGTCTAATAAACCCGCCTTGTCTAAACCGCATTAACGCTAACGTTGTAGCGTCCACTAAGTCATCGTTAGCTCCGCTAGGAAAGTCGTTACATTCTTCTATAACATCGTGAGCCCATCGTCTGTCGGGAGCCCACACAATCCCTGACCTAAATAAATCTGATATAGCATTGACTCGACTAATTTTATCTTGCCCTTTGCCCGGTGTAAATTCTCCAACGGGAATACCCATACGTCTGAACTCTTGGTAAAGTGCAGCCCCGTTAGATTTCTTTTCCACAATGAAAGCATCAGGTTCCCAATCTTTATATTCTTCTATGCAAAGTTGCTTTAACTCTGGGAATTCTAGTCGGCGTTTTATTGCGTTAAGTAGTATTATATTATAATTATTGGTTTCTTCGTTAAAAAATACGCCCCATATGGTTAAAGCGTTATAATCTGCCCTATTATTAGCTTCTTGGGCAGCGTCAAGAGTCATAATAGTAAACTCGCACATCGGTGGATCTTCTTTCTCCCACATATTCCACCATTCTCTTTTTATCAACGCCCCTTCTTCTGATACTGGGTTCTGCATATATTGAGCATTCCAATACCGTACATCTAATGCTGCGCGTCTAGACCTTAATTCTTCTAACGGCCAGAACTCAGGCCATAGGGGAACTTCTTCACCCTGTTTGTTTTCTAATATAGCAGGAAACTCTACTACTTCCCAGTCATCAACCTCGTCATTCTTCACCATCTGGTTCACGATTTGTCCTGTGAGGTCAAGCTTAGACCATCTGGTCATAACGACAATGATTGCTCCTCCAGGCATGAGCCGCTGCAAGGGACCCGATTGAAACCATTCCCATGCGGGTAAGAAGACGTCTGGTTTTCCGAGCTTTGCATCTTGTTCTGAGTGAGGGTCGTCGATGATAAAGAGGTCAGCCCCACGTCCAGCAAGAGCGCCGCCAACACCAATGGCAAAATACTCACCATTAAAGTTAGTACCCCAACGAG